AATAATATGATTTGCACCTGTGCGAATAATCTTACCAATCAAACCAGTATTATCATTCTCAACAATATCACCAACACGGAATATGTTGCCATTCATATAATTTTCACGAAGATTTTTCCAATCAAACTTAGGAGCAATTCTCCACATTTCATTTTGTTGTTTCTTCTTAGGCAACTTCATTCCTTTTTGTATCGCAGCATATAACTCTCTTGCTCTGTCATCTTTCAAACTTTGTGGAATACCAGTTTTAAAAGTATCATAATCATCATCTGCAGCAGCCTTTCTCAATTTAGAAGCAGACATCGCACTTACACCCTCACCATCTGGGTCACGGTCTCCAGCAGATATGACTTTAATACGGTCAAATTTATAAAGATTATTATTATATTTGTTTGCTAAGTTCTCAAATTCTTTTTGTCTATCTTGTCCGACTACGATATTTACAGACTTTGCACCTCTTTCATTTGCACCTTTCAAAGCATCAAAGATTGTTCTTGTCTTTGGATTATTCATGATATGTTTCGCATGTTGTGGAAACATCTGTTGCATATATCCAATCTTCGTGTCAGGATCTAGTGGATTCTTGGCAGGGTCATTTGACCTTGATGGATAAATTTCATAGTTACCTTTACCAGCGACCTGTTTTACTTTGTTCAAAAGTCTTTCATGACCAGTTGTGGGAGGATTGAAACGACCAAAAGCCACAGTCATATCCGCCTCATCCCTATCTGGATCAGGTTTTGCAACTGTTTGTGAAGATACTGCTTCGGTTATGAATGATGTAAAACTTTTCATATTTTCGGTGCGGGCATGGGACTACCTTTATCCCAATTCTTATCTGCTGTAAAGTTTGCACGACTGAACTCTAAACGGTCTACTAATTTAAGAGCTCTACCTGATCGGATTGCAACAAATCCTTCGGGTGCTGTCACACGATAACCATCTGGAGTTTTAAGAAACGTGCCAAATGTATTCACTTTCTGTAATTTGCGAATCATAAAATTTTTCGCAGCCTGTAAATTCATATAAGAAGCAACAGTCATGTATATGGCCTGTTGATTATCATTTATAAATTTAAGACCTTTGTTCTTAAGCTCTAAGTATTTATCTTTCGTAGATTTCATCTTCTTAGAATCAATCTCTTTATCCAAAGCGTTTGAAAAATATTGTGCAAAATCTCTCGCAGTGGCACGAGCTCCAACTAAACTTCTACCCTCACGAACATATCGATTAAAAAAAGTTTTAAACATGATACTCAAGGTAAACTTGTTCATGTTATTAGTTTTCATCAGGTCAAGAAAACGAGATGCTTGTTTTAAAGAACCCTCTGTTTTATTAACAAGATTTGTATAAGTTGTTTTCTCAGCACGAGTCATGTTCGCCTCACCTGATGCATTTTTAAAATCAGATGAAGTTACAAATACATTTGTGTTTCCTTGAATATTAATATCACCAAAACTCGCACTCATTGAATCTAAAGTTCTACCATTATATTGCGTATGAAACACGATTCCAAACTTCGCCTCATCTATTTTCTTTCCAATTTCACTATCTTTTGGAACTGCATATACAATTGTATTTGGTTGAAATGCAATACAAGTATCACCACCTATCACAGCCTCATACTTATCATCTGTGAATAACAAATCTCCCTGCACAACATTCGGTATTGAGAGTGTAGAGAGATACTTATATGCAGCCTTAAGTTTTTCTGCAAGTTGTCCAGGCGGATATAAACTATCTACATCATTCTCAGAGTATGAAATCTTTGGAGTTACTTTATTAAACACAGACTTTGTTCCAACAAAAAATCTTCCGTTATCAGGATTCACACCACAAATTATAGCAGGAGCTCCATCCCACTTTACAGTGACACGAGCTTCTGCACTACCTTGATCTAACATATCTCCAAGAGAACGAAGAAAAGCAACAGCCTCCTTTCCACCTTGAGATCCGTCATTCAAGATGTTGTCCTCTAAATGTTCAAGGTGTGTATTCTTCATCCCCTATTAAGAAAGTAATGATTTATGACTTCTATTTTTTCATGACACTTACCAATAGCACTTAATTCATTTTCA